CATAGAATATAAAAATCCAACTTTACGTTGAGATTTCCATTCACATCTTAATACTCTAATAGTTCCATCGCTATCATGAGATCTTCTTCTTAGCTGATTTTTATAATTTGTATCATCATCTCCTTTTAATATTAAAGTAGAGGTTTGATAATCTATTGTATCTTGTCCAAAATTCTGACCTGTAGAGCCATAATCTCTTTCTAGTTTCTTGGCATCTTTATCTTTTAGACTCATATAATATTCATCTAAAATAGTAGGTAAAGTCATCCATCTTTCTTCTATCACAGCTGTAGAATCTTCTATAAAATCTGAATCTGGATCCATTATAATAGTTAAATCTAATGGATTAGCTACTCTACATACTGGCTCTCCTGATAATATTCCTGTCCAGTATACTTCTTCACCCGCAATCAGTGCATCCTTAAATCCTAAATTAAATTTGTAAGACATACTTTGTTCTTTCATCAAGTAGTTAAGTATGTGTTGACCAGTTCTTTCTCTTATATCTGAAAATTTATACTTAAGATATTTTTCCATATCTTTAAGTCTTTTTTCTTGCTCAGTAGCATCTTTTCCTTGGGCCACTGCCGCCACAAACTCTTCCAGAGCTTGCATTACTAGTTCTTTCTTTTTTTCTTCTAATTCAGTTATGGCTTCTGAATTAGTAGATACACATCTAAATGTAAAAGGTCTTTTTATCTCTTCTCCTAATAATAAATTCAGTTTAGGAGAACTTATATCATAATGCTGTAAACTTGCAGGAAATTCATTCTTTTTAAATCCATATGGATTTACCACATACTCGAAGTCATCCTCATTAAATCTTCCATTGTATAGATCATAATTAATCTGCTTACGATATTTTGTGGATCTTCCATTATATGTATCAGTATAAGATAACTTTTCTAAATCATCTATAACTGCAATTCCCCATTTCTCTGTTTTTTTCGACCTAGGTAATCTTTGTCTAGGAAGATCTTTAAAACTTGTTGCCATCTACTTTATTTTATTGATCAATAATTTGCAAATATAATTATTTTAACTTACTTTTCCAAATATCTACCATCTACGTTTCTTATACATAGTCCTATCATCTGAAAATATACCAGAATTAAATTTACTTTTTAATTTAAATTGTTCTTGTACTACTATCTTATGATTTTCATGAGAATGTAGTATTGTAACCATAAAAGCTATAGCTCTATCATAATTTCCTTCTTTAGGGTTGTAAGCTATTAACTCTTGTAACAATGGTATTGAATAGATAGTATGTAAGTTTAATATCTTTGATCCATCTGCTCGTTCTCCTCTTTCTTCCAAAAGCCAATCTCTAGCATATATTTCACATTGAGTTTTTATGCCTGAAGTCATATGTATACCATACCCTCTCTGTACCTTAGAGTTTTTAACCATATCTGATATAATAGCTGGCTGTTCTTTTAAAAGGTTTAAACACTTTTTCTGTTCGAAATATATCCTAAGACCTTTAAGTTGATTTTCATATAAAGTTTTAGCATTATAGTATTCTAATAACTTTCTGGTTATCTCATAATTTTGTGAGGCTTGATTAGGTCTTCCTGTATATTCAGCTACTAATATATTATAAGTTTGGTCAAACTTTGTAAATGTTTTGTATATAAATGTAGATCCTAAAGACATTGTACCTGAATCATCTTGATCATATGGATCGGTTCCAGCTATATACATTCCATAAGGAATCTCTCCATTATCATTCTTATAAGGTTGTTCCCATATAACTACACATCCTGTATTATCTTCGTCTGGTTTATGTGGGAATTTTTCAACTGGATATAGATTAGGATTAGGGCTCCATTTAACTTCGTCTCCTAACCAATATAGATCTCCAAGAAGTCCTGCAGCTTGTGCTTTCCTTTCTCTATCTATAGCAATTTCTGCAGCACATCTATGTGAGTTACCATCTTCATCAACTCCATCTACTGTTATCATATCATCTGGGTGATCAGTTTGATGTTTTAATAATGCTTCTGTCCCAGGTGATTCATTAGTGTATTGATCTTTTAAATGTGTGGGTATTAATACTTTACCTGGTTTATACCACATATCATCTATAAATAAACCACAACTTGTTCCATACCCTCCTTCATCCCATACATTTTCGTATGCTCTTAACCAATATGTTTCTGGATTATAAAACATTTCTGCAAAATCAACTGACCCAGCTTCCATATCTCCTCCTGTTCCAAATATAATAGGTTGTCCTGTCATAATAGAACCATCTCTAAATACAGGAGCTGTTACCGCATATGAATCTATTAGATTGGGCCATTTACCAGCTTCTTCAAACAACATCACGTCTGCTGTCTTTCCAATGGCAGCCGAGAAGTTGTCCTTAAACGTTAATCTAAATATCTCACTCTTAAATCCAAGTTTAACCCCATTCTCTTCAAATCCAGATATTATGTGATCTTGTCTATCTGTCAGTCTATTTTTACCAAAATCAGTCTTATGGTCATTAAAATTTAGCATTTCTAATGCCATCTGCATGGTAGCATTTGAATAGTCAGCTAAATATGCTCCTATTATGGATATACTATTTCTACTGAAAGTATATTGATGTGCTACTAGTGCACCTGTTTTAAAGGAGAATCCCTTACGTCTAGACTTAGCTACTATTAATCCTTGTTGTTGCTCTCTGGCTTGTTCTATCTCATGAAAAAAATGATAATCTACATCTAGAAATCTAGGGAAAGAATAAATCTTACGTTCTATTTTTCCTTCAGTTACAGTTATTTTTATCCTACAGAAATTTAAATAAAAATAATGAGGGCCTGTTATTCTAACTCCTCCTACGACATAACCATTCTTACATCTTTCTTCTTGTATATCCCAATAATCTTTATGAGCTCCAGTTCCTACAGGTGCCGAAATATAATATCTTTCGTCTTCATTATTTCCAGACTTAAGAAAGTTTAAAGCCTCTCTACAGAATTCTCTTGTATTTACAAAAGTAGATGTTTTTCTTATATGATTTAACTTAGTCTCCGACATGAGAGTTTGTTTTCTTTTTAGCGTGTATTACTTTTTCTATATATTTAGCTAGAAAATCTATATCAATGAACTCTGTATTGATTAAATGCATTCCATTCAAATAAATATGGCCTTTGGAAGCTGTAAAGATAATATCATCTCCTACAGGTCTTACCATATTCTTTTCTCCACGTATCAGTGTGAATTTTAATTTATCTGCTAATAGTTTATTTGTTATTGCCATAATATTATCTTTCTCGTCCTCTGACTATTTTTTTTCCTTTAATTTTAGCATCGTCTTCTATTTCTTTTTTTACTTTAGACTCTACTTTATTTAATGATTCTATTACATTTCCAACTTCTTTCAAGTTTTTAACCGCATCTGTTGCTTTATATACTAAATTCCCTTTTTCATCTACTTTAGAGAAATCTACTTCATCAAAGTATTTCTGTAGTTTTTCAGCTAATCCTCTAGCTGATTCTAGGAACTTCATTGTATATGTTTGCTGAAATTTATTATATTTATCTATTCCTTCTAATACTAGACTATCAGGTTCCCAATTAGTATCCTTAATGAATTCTTCTTTTATTTTATCTACTCTTTTTTCCTCCGAATAAATAGTATACGGAGATCTAAAGTCACATAAAAAATATACATAAGAAAGTTCTTTAGTAGCTCTATGTTTAGTCTTAGTTTTATCTCTATTCCATATATCTATGAATGGAGGTATAATTACTGAATCCGGGTGTAGTTTTACTTTTAGATCAGTACCATAATCGAATAATCCCATATTATTTAAATCCTATTTTATTGTAATCAGTTATTAGCTGTTTTACTTTGTTGTATCTCATTTTTACTATCCTATCCTCTCCTCCCACTATAATTTTAGTATGCAGTGTCCTAATATTACCTAACTCGTTATAGGTCTGCTCACAATCTGTTATTCTAGACAGGTCTTTACAATACCATTTAGTAGTCAAGCCTTTTTTGACTAATATAAGCTCTCCGTCTTTTTCGTTATATAAATCTGTAACAATCTCGAACTCATATCCTATAGCCATATTATTTATTATTTAGTTTATCTAATCTTCCTGGTTTAACAGCAAAGACACCTAGGTATGGGTGTCTTATTGGTTTAAAGTTTCCTTCTTTCATAATATCCACTGTGAACTTAAAAGGACTACGTACAATCTTTTCTATAACTTGTATAGGTAGATTATATTTAATACTTAGTTCTTTTAGAATATTATTGTCCATAAGTTTGAGCTTTTCCTCCTCTAGAAGCAAAGTTCTTCTTTATTTGATTTAATCTTAATTTTCTAGAAGAAGCTTTATCTGGTCTTTTAGAGGTACTAACTTGTTTAGTTTTATTACTTTTCATTGTATTAAATTTTTAGTTTATACACAAAGATAAGAAAAATATTTAACAAGTTATTATAGGTAGATTATATTTAGGTTCTAAAGGAACTCCAAATGGAGATGTAGGAAAAGTAGTTGGAAAATACTGTGTAAAGTTAGTATTAATATCTACTGTATCTAATTTATCTTTTATTAGATCCCATTGATCTTCCGTGGGGGCAGTGTCCCCAATAATATCCGCTACTCCCTTCATCCATAATATAAAATCTTCTGTTCTCATAATTTTTATTTATCAAAAGATAAAAGATGGTATCCGGCCGGTAAGTACTTTTAGTGTTTAAATCTCAAGAATTCTATTTATTGATTATCTACACTAAGCTAGTTTAGGA